TGATCCTAAAACGCAATTAATCAAACTACAAGAGGAAATGGGTGAGCTAGCAAAAGCTACACTAGAAAATGATCAGCCAGAAGTTATAGATGCTATTGGCGATATGGTTGTAGTATTAACTAATCTAGCTCATTTAAATGGAGTACATATTGAAACATGTATAGCTGAAGCTTACAATGTTATCAGTAAACGTACAGGTAAAATGGTTAATGGAACATTCGTTAAAGATGCAGATTAAAACCTCAGACAAGATAGTACAAGCTGTACTAAGGAAGATGGACGATCGTAGCTTAGTTGGCCAAAAGAAATACGGCTCAACAATGTATAACGAGATACAAACAGGCGAGAAAGATCTGCATATGTTTTTAACTGATGTACAAGAAGAAATAATGGATGCATTATTATATATCGAAGCTGCAAAAAGATGTTTGCAAGACGAGATAGAAGAATCAATGCTTAAACAAATGAAAGTACATGAGGAAAAAGAATTATAAAAGGAAACGAGGTCCTGTCGTTAGTAAAAAAGTTAGTATCGACGGGATTAAGTTTGCCTCAGGTCTAGAAGCGTATATGTATAAAGCTTTAAAACAAGCAGGTATTGATGCTGCTTATGAAGGTAGTACATATACGATCTTTCAGGGTTTTGATTTAAACGTTACTTGTTATGAAAGATGTGCTAATGGAAAAGGTGAGTATAAGGATAGAGGTAATAAAAAGATATTACCTATTAAATATACACCAGATTTTATTGGTAAAGGTTTTATAATAGAAACTAAAGGTAGAGCTAATGAGGCTTTTCCTATGAGATGGAAATTATTTAAGCATTACGCAGAACATAATTTAAACTATGTATTGTATAAGCCTCAAAACCAAAAAGAATGTGATGAAACAGTTAGATTAATATTAAAACATGGCTAAATTAACGTTACAAAACTACTCGTGGAAACCTAAGAAGAAAAGACCAGGTGTACACAGTAAAAATAGAAACACTAAACAAAAATCAGGTAAGTATTACTCAGGTACTCCTTACCGCGGACAAGGAAGATAATATGAAAAAATGGGAATTAAGTTTTGGTCTTTTTGAAGGCCTATTGTTTGGGTATAGAAATTATCCAGACGCAGAAAACAACAAGATAGATCACGTGTTTTACGTATTTATATTCGATGTCTGTTTAACTTTACAATATTAAGATATGGGATTATTTGATAATAGAGTAGCATATAAACCTTTTGAGTACCCTGAGTATTATACTGAGGGTTGGTTGAAACAAGCTCAAGCATTTTGGTTACATACAGAGATCCCTATGTCGGGTGATGTAAAAGACTGGAACGAGAAGTTAACAGACGCAGAGAAAAACCTAGTAGGAAATATCTTATTAGGCTTTGCTCAGACTGAATGTGCAGTAAGTGATTACTGGACACAGAAAGTAGTATCATGGTTTCCTAAACACGAAATACAGCAGATGGCCATGATGTTCGGAAGTCAAGAGACAATACATGCTGTAGCATATAGTTATTTAAATGAAACACTTGGACTTGAAGACTTTGAAGCGTTTTTACATGAGCCAGCTACGGCTGAGCGTTTTGATAATCTCGTTTCATATAGTGGCACCGACCCTGTTGAAATTGGTAGATCATTGGCTATTTTTAGTGCTTTCGCAGAAGGAGTTTCTTTATATTCTGCTTTTGCAGTACTTTATAGCTTTCAGCTACGTAATTTACTTAAAGGAGTTGGACAACAAATGAAATGGTCTGTAAGAGACGAATCATTACATAGTAAAATGGGTTGTCAATTATTTAGACATATGTGTGAAGAAAAAGACTTTCTTGCAAAGACTTGCCAACCACACATAGTAGAAGCAGCACATGTAATGCATGATGCTGAAATGAAATACATAGATAAGATGTTTGAGGCAGGGGATATTGAAGGGTTGAAATCTTACGATCTTAAACAGTTTATAAAAAAGAGACTAAATGAAAAACTTGTTGAGCTTGGTTACAAAAAGCTCTCAAAAGAATTTAAGTACGATAAAGAAGCAGCGAAAAACTTGGATTGGTTTTATCATCTTACTGGTGGTCATACCCATACTGACTTTTTTGCTATTAGGCCGACCGATTACAGCAAAGCAAATGAAGGCGAAGACTTCGAAGACATCTGGTAATGGGTTGGAAATATAAAGTATTAAAATACTTAGTAAAAAACAAAAGACAGACAGCTTGGGAAAAGTTAGCTAGTAGAATAGGTTACATGGGTGCTGGGTTTTTAGTGGCAGCACAATGGACTGTGGAACCTGCTTTATACATAGCTGGCTTTTGCTGTGTGTTATGTCAAGTTACAGCGAGAAAACAATGGAACTTAGTCGCGTTAAATATTAACGGGCTAGTTGCATGGATAAATCATTTAATTAGAAATATATAATGTGGAGTAATAGATGGAAAAAAGGCGTTGATTACCCAGAGTGGGCAGACGCTGAAGTTTATAAAAAAACTATAGCTGGTGGTTATCTGTATAATGGAGAAACACCGAGAGAAGCTTATGAACGTGTAGCTACAACTGTAGCAAGACGTTTAAACAAGCCAGAAATGGCTAAAATATTTTTTGATTACATATGGAAAGGTTGGTTATGTCTAGCCTCTCCAGTGTTATCAAATACTGGTACTGAAAGAGGTTTACCAATATCATGCTTCGGTATTGATGTTGCAGATAGTATATTAGACATAGGACAAAAAAACCTAGAGATGATGCTATTAGCTAAACACGGTGGTGGAGTTGGTGTCGGCTTAAACATGATCAGACCTTCTGGTGCAAACATTACAATGAACGGTACATCCGATGGTGTTGTACCTTTTTGTAAAGTTTATGATTCTACAATACTAGCTACAAATCAAGGAGCTGTACGTAGAGGAGCTGCATCAGTAAATTTAAATATAGATCACAAAGATTGGGAAGACTGGTTAGAGATAAGAGAACCTAAGGGTGATGTTAATAGACAATCATTAAACCTACATCAATGTACTATAATCGGAGATAAGTTTATGCGTAAACTTAGAGACGGTGATAAAGTTGCAAGACGTAAATGGAGTAAATTACTACAGAAACGTAAAGCAACTGGTGAGCCTTATATAATGTACAAGGGTAATGTAAATAAGAACAACCCTTCTGCATACAAGGATAATGCTCTGAAAGTATTTATGACAAATATTTGTTCAGAGATAGTATTACACACGGATGAAAACCATAGCTTTGTTTGTTGTTTATCTAGTTTGAACCTAGCTAAATACCATGAATGGAAAGACTCTAATTTAATATATGATAGCATATGGTTTTTAGACGGTGTATTAGAGGAATTTATACAAAAAGCAAAAAACAGAAGAGGATTTGAAAACGCTGTTAGATCTGCAGAAAAAGGTAGAGCACTTGGATTAGGTGTTTTAGGTTGGCATACATATCTACAGCAAAAAGGATTTCCTTTTGAAGGATTATTAGCACAATATGAAACAAGAAGAATATTTTCACAAATTAAAATTGAAAGTGAAAGAGCTAGTTATGCTCTTGCAGAGGAGTTTGGAGAGCCTTTATGGTGTGTTGGAACTGGTTTCCGCAATACTCATTTACGTGCTATTGCTCCTACTGTTAGCAACAGCAAGCTTGCTGGTAATATTTCACCGGGTATCGAACCTTGGGCGGCGAACGTCTTTACAGACCAAAGTGCAAAAGGAACTTTCATCCGCAAAAATCCAACTTTAGTTAAAGAATTAGAAAAGCATAAATTAAACACTGAAAAAATATGGGATCAAATACTACGAGACGGAGGTTCTATTCAAGGTATCAAACAATTAGAGAACGTTACTTTAGGAGAACACAACGTACCTATAAAAGAAGTTTACAAAACTTTTAAAGAGATAAACCAACTAGAGTTGGTTAATCAAGCTGGTATCAGACAGCAATATATAGATCAAGCTGTTAGTTTAAATCTAGCTTTTCCATCTCAAGCTGATCCTAAATGGATTAATAAAGTACATTTAGAAGCATGGAAAAAAGGTATAAAAACTTTATACTATATGAGAACTGAATCTGTATTGAGAGGTGATATTGCTTCTCAAGCTATGGACCCTAACTGTTTAAGTTGTGATGGATAAAGGTTTTGGCGATACATTTGAAAGGTTTACTAAAGCTACAGGTATACACTGGTTGATAATGACTTTATCAAGAAAGTATAATATACCTTGTGGTTGTGAAAGAAGAAAAGAATTATTAAATAAATGGTTTCCCTATGGTAACAATAAATGAAATACTAGATCCAATAGATGTAGGTACTTTTTTTAAAGAGTATTGGAAAAAGAAACATCTTGTTATTAGAAGAAATAAATTTAAAAATTTATTTAATTTTAAATTACTAGATACTTACTTAAACAAGTACCCTCACATTAGAAGTTTACAGATACTAGACTATGATGATGAAGATACTAGATGGTGTTTAGATAAACACAAGAAACTAAAACAACCTATGTTAAGTAAACAAGAGGTACATAACTTGTGGAAAAAAGGTAAATCTTTTGTTATACCTTTTGCAGACTACGAGAATAAACCTTTAGTTGATATATGCTTTGAGTTAGAAAGATATTTTTCTCATGGCCAATGTAACATATATGCTTCACCGAAAGCAGGATCAAAGAGTTTTCCACCTCATAAAGATGGTACAGAAAACTTTTTGTTTCACACTGAGGGTAGAGTTAAATGGACTTTATATAAAGACTTTGATAACAAAGAAATACTAGAAGAGATAACTCTGGAAGCAGGTGATTTACTTTACATACCAATAGGTATGTGGCATAAGGTAGATGCACCTGGTGCTAGGATGCTTATTAGTATTCATTTTGCTAATAAAAAAGATCAAGCGTTAGATAAGTTTAATATAAGTTCGTTAAGTGAAAACAATAGAAATAAATGGTATAACTGGTTACCAGATATGCCTAAACAAAAAAAGAAAAGACCTGTAAGACTTATGAACAAAGCTAGATGGTCTAAACCTTACTTTAATAAAAAAATATGAAAGCAGGAAAAATATGGGGTAAAACAGAAATGGTCCATAAAAATGGAGTATTAGAGTTTCACCGAATAGAATTTAATAAAGGATTTAAATGCTCTGAACACGAGCATAGATTTAAATGGAACGGATTTTTTGTTGAGTCCGGCAAAATGCTTGTCAGAGTTTGGCAAGAAGATCAAGGCTTGTTAGATGAAACAATACTTGAAGCAGGTGATTTTACTATGGTTAAACCTGGTAAGATACATCAGTTTGAAGGTATTGAAGATGGTGTAGCTTTTGAATTATATTGGGCTGAGTTTAATCACGATGATATAATCAGAAGAACTGCAGGTAAGAAGATATGAGAAACATAGCTGTAGTAATACCAGCAAGACTTAATAGTACTAGAATCAAACACAAGATGTTGATGAAGTTTGAAGATGAACCTCTGATACGTATTGTGTTTGACAAAGTACGTATGATGGGTTTTGATACGTTTGTTGCAACAGATAGTAAACGTATTGCAAAGCATATACCAATTAAATGGTGTATACAAACAGGCCCAGCTGAAAATGGTACACATAGGTTATCTAAACGTGCTGTGTTAGATTTAGTAGGTAGTTATGATTATATACTAAACATACAAGGAGACATGATAGATATAAACCACGAGACTATGAAACCTATTAAGAAAAGAATATTAGGTACATCAGAACCTCCACTGTGTTTAACAGCTTATACTAAAGGTGCTAAAGCTGACGATGTTAAAGTTATACATCAATCAGGTAAAGCAATGTGGTTTACGAGATCCGATATAGGTTATGGTGATAGGCATTTAGGTATATATGGTTATCACCCTTATTTATTGAAAACATATAGAACTATGGAAGATAAATATAAACAAGAGAGCTTAGAGCAAAATAGAATACTAGCAAACTACGATATAGAAGTAATTGAAACTAAATATAATGGAATTGAAATCAACACAGAAGCCGATATTAATAGCTGGAAGCTGTAGTATCGAAGGTAGAATACAAGCACATGAGATAGCTGACAAGTGTAGTCAACTAGCAGAAAAGTATGGATTTGATTATTATTTTAAAGGATCTTTTGATAAAGCAAACAGAACATCTGTAAACTCTAAACGAGGTATTGGTATAGATAAAGCTATAGATATATTTGCTGAATTAAAAGAGTTACAAGGTTGTAAAATTACAACTGACATACATGAACCTTGGCAAGCAGAAGAGTTAGCCAATGTTGTAGACATTATACAAATACCAGCTTATCTATGTAGGCAAACTGATTTATTAGTTGCCGCAGGTAATACTTTTAAAACTATTAATATTAAGAAAGGACAATTTGTAGATGGTCGTAGTATGATACACGCTATTGATAAAGTTAAGAGTACAGGTAACAATAAAGTTATGTTAACTGAAAGAGGTAGTATGTTTGGTATGGGTGATCTTGTTGTAGATCCTAGACAAATAGTTGATATGAAAGATCTAGGTGTACCAGTTATAATGGATTGCACTCACTCTACACAAAGACCTAACTCAGGTAATACAACAGCTGGTCAACCTAAATATACTTTACCTATAGCTAAAGTTGCTAAAGCATTAAACGTTGATGGCTACTTTTTTGAAGTACACGAAAATCCTAGTGCTGCTTGGAGTGACGGATCTAATATGGTACGTTTAGATAAATTTGAAGAAATACTAAAACAATTATGAGAATATTTATAGGGCACGATAGTAAGTTTCCACAAGCAACTCAAGTTTGTAGAAAATCTATGTTAGACTTTAATAAACAGTTAAAGATATACTACTTAGACAAAGCTAAATTAAAACATACAGATGTATACGGTAGAGAAGATGTAGCTGGTGAATCAACAGAGTTTTCGTTTACCAGGTTTTATGTGCCTTTGCTATGTGGATATGACGGTATAGCAATGTTTTGTGATAACGACTTTTTGTGGCAATGTGATCCTATGGAGTTAGTAAGTTACTTAGGTGATAACGATATAGCTGTAGTAAAGCATGAGTACTATAGTGTCACTGGAACTAAAATGGACGGTATAGAAAACAAGTCTTATCCAAGAAAAAACTGGTCGAGCTTAGTTATTTTTAATTGTTCTAAATTAAAACATTTAACAAAAGAATATTTAGACAAAGCAAAACCATCAGAGCTACATGAATTAAGGTGGGCAGAGAGCATAGGTGATATACCTAAAGAATATAATTGTTTAGTAGGTCATTACGAGTGTAACAATGCTAAAGCATTACATTATACTAACGGTGGACCTTGGTTTGATAAATTTAAAGGAGCAGAAAAATCATTAGCATGGTGGACAGTATACAAGAGTTTGTAAAAGATAAATCAGTGTTATTCGTTGGTAACTCAGTTGAGATGATGGAACATAATCTTGCTGAGTTTATTGACGGCTTTGATATTGTTGTTAGGTTTGGTAGAGCTATATCAGCCAACGAAACACAACAAAAACAGTTAGGTAGTAAATGTGACATATGGATAACAGGTCAGTTTAGAGCTCCTGAATGGCACAAGAATAGAAAAAACTTTGAAACAGGTAAGTATAAAAATACTAAGATCTTAGTTAATAGATGTAGAGGTAATTTTATATTAAAAGAGTGGAAGTTAGAAGAACATTTACCTAAGAACATGCCTTATGAGTTTATGTATTCAGATCAAGAGATTATAGATCTTATGAAGAATAGGTTTAATAAAGATATGATCGATACTAGTGAGTATAGACCTAGTGCAGGTTTTATAAGTCTTATATGGTTTATAGAAAAAATAAAAGTGTATAAAGATATACACTTAATAGGTTTTGATTTTTTTGCTAAACAAACTAACATAAAACCAAGAGACAAAAAAGGAATTGAAAGTGGTTGCAAACCTCATAGCTGGCATTTACCAGTATATGTTTTAAAAAGACCAGCTCACGATTCTAAAATGGAACAGAAATATGTTAAGCAGCTAGAAAAGAATAAGCTGTTACATTGGTATATATTAAGTGATCTTGAGGAAGGTGTTGTGAAATACAACGGTTGGATGAAAGGTGAAAAGATTATATCGTCTATACCTAAAAAGACTAAGATATCAAAAATTTAGCTATAACCTCAGCTACAACTTCAACACATAATAATAATATAATAGGTAGTATATATTCCCACCAATCATATTTACCATTATTATTTAAATCAAAGAATTTCACTTCTTAATTTTTTCAACAGCAGATATACCGAAGCAGCCTAATGTAACCCATACAAATGAGTTATAAACTACTTCATTTATAATAAGATCTTTATCTGCTATCAAGCTTGTCATCAAGTCAGCTACAGCAAATAATACCATTACTATAAAGGATGCAAATCCTATTATATTCTTCTCGTTAATTTCGTTTTTATCTTGAAATAATTTCCACATATCTTAACATTTCCATCTACGTCTAGCGGCTTTACCTCTTGGTCCAGTCCAACCTTTTGATCTAGCGCAGAATGATTTTCTTCTTTTAGCAGCCTTGCTACCTTTTTTAACTTTACCTGTTACAGCTGTTTTTAATTTACTACCAGGATTTTTAGCTCTATAAGCTTTTACACCTTTAGATGTCATACCTGCGCCTTCTTTTGTTGTGCGGAAGTTACGACCTTTACCTTTAGTAGTTTTTCTTACATCAGGTTTTCTTTTTCTTTTCTGTGCAACAGAGCCAGCTAATTCTTCTTTGTTATCTTTTGTATACGTTCGGTCAGCTCCTGCATATACTATCTTTTCTTTTTTACCACCTTGCTCACCTCTAGTGCTTAACTCCTCACCCATCAAATACCCAGTTTGGGTTTTACCTGAGTTTTTACCAGATAACGACATAGCTGCATTTACACGAGGATCCATACCTCTATGTCTACTAGATCTTACTGTTACAGTATCAGAAGGTGTAGTACCTAAAGCATTTAAAACATCTTCACTTATATTTATATCTTCATAGTTTTGAATAACCTCTTTAGATAACTTGCTTTTGTTTTTTTTGACAGGACTACTATTACCAACAGTCATGTAGTTTCTTCTACGACCGCAGCTTGTCTTTTGAAATGGATTATTTTTTTGAGAGTATGCCATTGTTATGCTTTTTTACAACTACCAGGCGAATATGCTTTTTTACCTTTCACAGCTTTATATCCTTTCCAACATCTTTTGAATGGTGTCATAGATACGTTGTGATTATGTTTTTTTGCTTGTGAGTCTTTTAAAGCTTTATCAGTTGGATAATTCTTATCTCCAGGTTTCGCTGGTGATTCTCCTCTTTTTCTTTTTGCATGGATATTTGCCCATAAACCTTTCTTTCCCATATTAATTATTTTTTCTTGGATTAACGATTACTGGATTTGGTGGTGTTACCGATCCTGCTGGTTTGATCGTAGGTGTCGTATTAGTTGGCGTATTGTTAGAACTGTTATTATTATAGTTGCTATTACCATGTGCATTGTTGTTTGGTTTATAATTATTATAATTATGATTATAAGGTCTCCAATAATAGTTATGGTTGTAAGGCCTGTAGTAATCATAACCTATTACATTATATATTACATTAGGTTTAATAGAATTAATTGGTATTTTTAAAGTATCTCCTTCTTCTGTTAAAGCGAGTACGTGTGTTACTTTAGGTTGATTTGATTTATAGTAATAAGGTGAACAACCAGATAGCATAGCAAATAACATTATACTTAATAAAGTAAGTATAGCTATTACTCTTCCTTTGTCTCTTTGTGTATCTGTCATATTACCATATATTTAGTTTTACCGTCTTTACGGTAAGCTTTTAAACATCTTTTTCTATTTGCTTCTTCGCTAACGTAACTGACATGTACCCAGTTTGGGTTTTCATCAGTACCAAATTCCCATATCATTTGATCGTAATCGCAATTAGCTTTTATCCAATTAAACATCTCTGCGTTAGAAGCGTGGCCAAATGTATCATCAATATCAATTGCTTGTCCGTGACAATGCTGTGATTTAGCTGATCCGCCAATAGCTTTATTAAGTTCAGGTCCACGATAAAACGAATTTATCTTTATAGGACCTCCTACGTGAGTTCTAAGAGGTTCAAACACATTTTCTGAAACCTTTATCATGTTATATAGATGATCGTCAGAGGGATCGTTTTTTAAACCTAATCTTAGCGCAGTTATGCTATACACGCCTTCCTTGTAACTTACGTGTTTACTTATTCTTTGCATTATTTTTTTATTACTTCTTTGATAGCTTTAGCTTTTGCTTTGATGTTTTTAGCTTTAGCTATTATAATATCATCTACAGTGGTCTTGTTCCAAAGCAACACCCACATATCTTTCCAATACTCTTTAGTTAATTTCCACATAATTTATTTTTTTAACAAAGACCACAGTGGCCTCCACATAATTCGCACATGTTATTAAAATTTAGAAGCCGTGTTGACTTCGTTAATACTCTCTTGAATTTCTTTTAAACCAGCAGGTAATTCAAGGTCTAATCCTGCTTTAAAAACTGTTTCTTTTATACCACCTTTAAATATTATTATTGTAGGTGCCATACGTACTCTATATTTTTTCTTTGCTTCTGGTGCTTCAGCTATGTTAACTCTATAATAAGTTGCATCTTCTATTTGTTGCCACTCAGCAAAACAATTAGCTTCATTAAATTTAGCCCAAAACTCCACAACAACTGGTAGTGATTGATCATCACCAAATGCTTTATGTTCTTTTATTTTATCTTCAAAGTTAGAATCATTTAACCAATACTCCTCTGGTACATCAACCTGACCTAATGATATAAATGGAATTAAAATTAAAATTAAATATTTCATGTTATTTGTTTTTTTGTATTTCGTATAATCTTTCATCAATTTTATCTAATTGATCTCTCATCGCCTCAACATCTTCTTGTGTGTCAAGTATTGTCTGGCGAATCAACTCGTCTTTTAGATCATACTCTATTCTATCTATTACTGGTTCAGGCAACTCTTTTGCTAAAGCTATATCAGCTTGTAAAGCGAACCACATAGCAGCCAAGCTAAATACGCCTGCTCCTATAAGTCCTAATGTTTTTAAATCTAATGTTACCTTTGTTTCTTCGCCTATTTGTTTTGCCATGACTATCTAAATGTATAATTAATTCCAAAGTTTGAATTGAACATTTCAGTGTCCCAAAATTTAGTATACTCTCCTTCAACAAACAAACCGATTGATTTGCTAATCTTAACTCCAAGTACTAAACCAGCTTGATAGTCACTCCATTGTTCACCGTCTAATAAGTTATTGTGTCCACCTTTACCCCAGCTGTTTCTGTGTAAATAGCTGAAATCTTCATTACCTTGTATATATTTGTGGTAAGGTAATATCCAGCTACCATAAGCGTGTAGCCAAAAGTTATTTTTGTAATGGTAAAAGTCTGCACCGATGACTGGAGCAACTTCACCAAAAGCATCAAGATCAGCCCAAGCTTCTTGATTGTATCTATTCAATAAACCAGGCATTATTCTGTCTCTAAAATCAGCATCGGTATAAGCCACAATATCTCCTTGTTCGTTAACCCAATACCAGTCATATGTTGAGTTACCAAACTCATCATTTTGTGAATAGTATATGTCATCATAACCATACTCAAAACCTAGAGTGTACCATGGGTTTACAGCATCACCATTTTCATCTTGTTCGTTTAACCATATTTCTACTGGATTATAACCGTAAGGACGTTGATGTGTTCTATATATTGCACCAGCAGATATACTAAGTTTCTTACCAATAGGTAACCTGGCTCTTAATTCACCAGACATGTATTGAAAATTTATTTTACCAGTTTCTCTAGCTTCAAACTTAGCTATGTGATAGTCTCCTGTGTGTCTTACAAATAACCTTTTGTTTTCAAATTTATCACCGTTAAATCTTTCTTTTTCCCAGTGTAATAAATATTCTAATCCTTGTACAGCTGATGTAGGTGCTGATAAACCTATTTGTTTTTCTACCTTTTGGTTACCTGTCCAAAAGTTACCAGGTTTTATTTCATAATCAAACCTAGCTAACTTACGAATACCAAAACCATATCTATAATTGAAAGGGTGGTAGTCTGCTCTGTCTTCTACTTGTGGTATGCCATAAAAATCTTCAGGATCTGTACGTATGAAGTAATTAGGTTGGACCAACCTAGCGTTCTCTATATTACCGGCGGTATAGAACGTTCCGTACTTAAGGAAATCTTTGTATAATTCTTTAAAAAATTGTGCTTCAGCATTGCTAGAGATCAGCAGTGCTACAATTAATAGTAGTTTTTTCATAGTTAAGTCGTTATTCTTTTATTATCACTTGTTTTCTTGATTATTTAGATATTCATCTACTTTCTTTTTCATCCAAGCACGTCTTTCTTTACCGGATAAATCATAGTATTCATCTTCTTCAGCCCAAGACATATTGTCTAATATAAATGCTTCCGCAGCGTCTTTAATCTTTTTGTTTCTCTCTCTAGTTTCTTTAGCTTTTATCTTACCCTGTTCTTTACGTACTTCTTTTGCTTGAGTTTTTATATCTTCGTGTTCAGGGTATAACTCCATATTCATTTGATAATATGGCCAACCCATAGCAACAGCAACTCTTTGCCAAGTAGCATGTCTTTCTTGTAAGCTACCTTGTATATTTCTTAACAACAGTATAGCTTTACTTAAAGGTATGTTTGTTGCTGCTTGAGTTTCAGCACCTATAATATCCCACAATGGACTATCTAATGCTAATCCTCTAGCGTTTATAACATCTTTTTCAAACTTGTAAGTTTGTATACCTGAGTACATTAACCTTGCTTTACTACCTAATGTAGGTGACATGTTTATAGCTTCTATCAATGTATATGTGTGATCAGCGTTCCAACCTTTCTTTTCTTGCGCGTGATACTGTAGTAGTATATTTTTAATAGTAGATACTATAGCTCCAGGTAAACCAGATCCTCTAAGTATTGTATCACCCATTTGATTTACCGCTCTAAACTTTTGACCATACTCTTTAGCTAATTGTTTTTCATTATCTGCTAAATCATCTTCATCAAAGAACAACGCGAATAAACCTGTCTGCATAGCATTGAATATAAAGTTTTGTAAAGCTCCATAGTATACTATTTTACCAATATTAGACATATCACTTTGGTATTGAGTTTTGTAAGGAGGTGTTATTCTTCTATTTACTAAATCTAAACCTGCCATTTTCATAACTCTATTATACTGGAAAGGTGTATTTTGCCAAGCAAAAACCGTTCTACCTAATGGACCAGCTTGTAATGGTGATATTTTAGAAGGATCCGCAGACTGCTGGTTTCTTTCTGTTACTTCAGAAAAATCTTCAAATGCTTTTGCTTCAGCTTCAGCTTTAGGCATGCCTTGCTTTATGTATGTTTTAGTTCTGTTTATAAGAAAAGTAGCACCACCAGTTGCAATAGCTAAACTATCAACAGCTCTTGTAGGTGTAAAACCTATCTTTAATAAATAAGCTAACATACCTTTGAAACCACCGCTATTAGCTGCTTCTGCCATTTCAGCTTCTTGTACATTAAGCTTTAAACCAGTTCTTCTTTGTTTTAGCTTGGGTGAATTAAATATTTTTACAACATGTTTTACATAATTAGGTAGGTTAGCAAAAGCCGCTGCAGCTTTAAATATATTATTATCACCGTAGTTTATATAGTTAAATAAAGATAAAGACTGTAATGTTGCAGATCTAAAGTTTATAAACATAGTAGCACCAACAGAGTTGTTGATCCACATCATAAAGTCATTCAACTGTTTATTTGAACCAAACTGTCTATTGCTACCGGTTTTCATACGGTATATACTATCTTCTAAAGAATCTCTTAGTGCTTTACCAAATATAGCTTCTATTTTATTTAGATTATCTTTATCAAATACTTCATCTACATTTTCTGTAAACTCTTTTAAAAACTGAGCTCTACCAACTTTATCAGTTATACTAGCTAAATCAGATAAAATAGACTCAGCAACCCAATGTTCGCCAGGTTTAACATAACCTTCTTTTATACCTGTTAGTTTACTTAGT